GCAAGCAAACACCCGAGCAAGCGCTCTTCGAGTTGCGGTGCGGTGAATGTCGCATCCACTACGTGCTCGGTGGCGTCGATGAAGCCCTGAATTTCCTTCGCACGCTCGGCATCATCCCGGCCAGCTACATGAGATCGGCGTGAGAACGACACGCGCGCCGGTAAGCTATCGGGATTGTACGCCCGCTGAGCTCGAGTTCATCCAGCAGCTGAACGCGCGGGTCACCTTTGTGCCTGGCAGCACCGACAAGCGATTCGTGCGCAGCGTCGGTTACGATGGGAAGATCAGCGAAAAGCAGGCGGCCTACCTTCGCACAATTGTGCATCGCTATCGCCGGCAGACCGGCGGATGCCTTAACCGCGAGCATTGTCTCGCCTGCATCCAGGCGGCGAAATGAGACCGCCCCAGGATTATCGCTGCGTGACGTGCCGGCGGTTCTTCCGGACTCGTTATGAGCCGAAGGGCTGCCCAACCTGCAAGAGCGGCAACATCCGCCTCGTGCCGGCGCAGAAGAAAAGCGCATGAGAGAGTCCTTCATCGAGTTCGTGGAGACCGATCGCTCGGCTAGCGGTAAGACGCGCCGATGGATCGTCTACGCGAAAGAGGGGCGCGGTCAGTTGGGCGTGGTGGCATGGATGGCGCGCTGGCGCTGGCCGATGCGCTCGACAAGGCGGGCATCGCGGTCGAGCGCGCCTCATTCCGGAAGGGCAATCTGCGGGAATACGAGCGCATGGAGTCGATCGACGTCGCCGCCCGCACGGTCGGCGCCTGGCTCGGATGGAGCTGGGTGCCATTGATGGGCGTGATCACGCCGCCACCGGCGCCGAGCCCCACGAGCAGCGATCCGGTGCAAAGCCATCTGCGCCTGATCAATCCCGAGGTCAACAACGACGATGAGGACAACGGCGCGTGACCCGCCCCGCAGTGTTTGCGCTGATCGAAGACATTTGGAAGAGCGGCCAATCGGTCGCGGCCTACGCCCGCGCCCGTGGCCTAAAGGGATCGACACTGACGTCTCGCGTCCGCCGCGCCGGGATCCAGCTCAGCATTGAGCTGCGGCGTCGGCGGGTGCAGCACGTGCATGATCTCAAGGCGGAGCACCCAGAATGGACCTGGACGCGAGCCGCGGTCGATGGCGGATTCCCTACGCTGTCGTCGTTTCATCGCACGCGCCGCCTGCTGCTCGCGCACGGCCTCACGTTTGAAGCGCCGGCCGTGCTGACGCCGGAGGAGCTCGTCGGCCGCGTGCTGAGCCAGGCGCGCCGGCTTGCGGAGGTCGCGGACAACGTCCTGCGTGAGCGGTCGTTCCTCGGGCTGAGGGTCGCGCTCTCGGAATTCCGAGAGGCCGAGCACTTACTGGAGCGTGCCCTCGTGAGAGTTGGAGTGTTGGGCGATGCGCATTAGATTATGACCAGTACACAATCCAGGTATCACCTTCAGGGCGCCTCCCTCGATTTGGGACGGCGCCCTTCTCGTTTGTTGGGATGTCTTCGGGGGTGCGTGGATGACGATCCGTGATCCCGCAAAGCGCCGACAGCATGCCGCTCATTGAGCGACTCGTTGTGACGGACGTGCGCTGCCCGTTCTGTGGGACCGTGATCCCCAAGGTCTTCGCGCGCCTACGCGCCCCAGTCGCGAATTCACATCGCACGGATCGCGATCCCCACGGCTCTCACGGTCAATGCCGCGTCATCGTGGTGATCGATCCGGAGGGATCAGACCACAAGGTGCATCGCGTGCCCGAAGGCGTCACCGAGATCGCCGTGATGCAGCAGATCATGGAAACCATGAGGGCCGCGTGAGTCCCAACAACGCCAATCCGACCATCGTTCACCTCGCGCCGCTGTGCGCCGCTGCATGCGCCGCGCCGGGCACGTTCGTGCTCGTCCCCGTGCCGATTGAGGGCAAGATCGAGATCCGTCCTAACGCGGCAGCGTGCGCGCCCCAGGTAAGCGGCATGCTCTTCGGATTCCCGATCGTTGAGACGGAGTTTCCAGCGATCGGCCCGATTGAGCTCGCGTCGGTCAGGCTCGTCCAGTGAAGCGCATGCTGATCGACGTGCTCTGGCTCGTAGGATGCGGGCTCGGCTGGCACTTGAACGATGGGATGCCGCGCACCGAGCCTGCGTTCATTCGGAAAGCACGCGGCCTGAGTAGACCGCGGCGATCACACACCACACAGGAGATCATCTGATGCCATGGAGCTTCGCAGTACCGAAGGGATCTGTAGAGACGTTCGACGCTCGCGTGCGTGCGGCAGCGAAGGCCGATCGTGATCGCTCGTCCGAGGTGGAGCTCGACGCTGCAGTGAAGGCAGCGCAGGACGCCAAGGATGCGAATGAGAACGAGGCCGTGACGGTCACGGTGCGGGACGTCTGAGGCGATCGCATGCGGGCCATGTGTGCAGTGAGCCTGGTTGTAGCAACGACGCTGGCCCTCGGAGTCGGTGTCGTTCCTGTGAGCGTGAGAACGACCGAGCACGCGGCACTGCGGCACAGCGTGGTTACACCTGTCCTGAGCATCGGGCATGGCGTCGGGCCGTCATACTTCGTGATCGGGCGTGCGTCGATTGCCATGTCCCGCTGCTCGACGCACGTGGTGAGCCACTCCCTACTGCACATGCAGACCACGTCGTCCCCATCAGTGATGGTGGTGCTCGCTTCGACCTCAAGAACGGACGCGCTCGCTGTAACCAGTGTCACTCACGCAAAACGCTCAATGAGATCCGCTCGCGCCGTCCAGCGTGAGACGGGTGCTCACGTGGTACGCGCTCGGTGGAAGCTATCTCGAGAAGGCGTGCGGGAAATGGCCCCGTGCGGCAGTCCGACTCGAGCCACCGAGCGTGGGGGCGGTTGTCGAATCTTTCAGGCCCCCCCCCTCTATAAGACCGCGCAGCACCTGGACTTTGTGGCGTACAGGATCAGGGAAAACTGAGATGCCCGGACCTGTACCGAAGCCGCCTGGTCTCCGCCAGCGTCGCAACAAAGTCTCGACGCGATCGCTCCTCCCGAGCGCGCAGGAATCGCGCAAGCGAAAAGTTCCTGCGCTCCCCCAGCGCGACTCCAAGACGGAGAAATGGCATCCGAAAGTGCTCGAGTGGTGGAGCGCGGTCTGGAAATCCCCGATGGCGGCCGAGTTTCTCGAGGCCGACATGCGCGGCGGTCTCTTCCTGCTCGCCGAGCTGCAGCAGAAGCGATGGACCACCAACGACGTGAAAGAGTTCGTCGCGCTGTCGTCGGAGATCCGGCAGCAGGAAGTGCGGTTTGGACTGTCCCCGATCGACCGTCGGCGCCTGCAATGGGAGGTCGAGAAGGGGGAACAGGCCGTCGAGCGCACCGCGCGACGCCGGCGGGCCAAAGAGGATGACAAGAAGCGTGAAGGCAAGGATCCGCGCGAGCTCATGAAAGTCCACCAAGGTGGGAAGAAGTGAGCACGATCATCTTCCCGCCCATGGAGGACGAGCCCTGGCCGACATTGGGGCCCGAAATCTGCTCGTTCATGGAGGAAAACTGGCCCCACGGGCCTGGCGATCTGCTCGGTGAGCCGCTCGAGCTCGACGACGAGGTGCGCGCATGGCTCTACCGCATCTATGAAGTCGAGCCACCATTCCACGTGCACCGGAAGAACAAGACGATCGTCAAGCACAAAAACCCGCGCGCGGGCAAGCGGCGCTTCGAACGGTGCGTTTTGTCGCTCCGGAAGGGCTCCAATAAGACCGAATTGGCCGCTTTGATTACCGCGACTGAGTTGCACCCCGATGGGCCCGTGCGGTGCGCGGGCTTCGAGTCGGTGCGCGGCGTTCTGCGTCCGATCCCTCGCGGCGTCACCGACCCGTACATCCCGATGATCGCCTACACCGAAGAGCAGACTGAGGAGCTGGCCTACGGCGCGCTGCTCAAAATCATCGAGGCGAGCCGCCTGGCAGGTGATTTCGACATCGGACTTGAGCGAATCGTGCGCGCGGACGGGACCGGGAAGGCGGAAGCGGTCTCGGCCTCGCCCAACGCGCGCGACGGCGCGCGCACCACGTTCCAGCACGCCGACGAGACACACCGGTTCACACTCGAGCATCTGCGCAACGCGTGGAAGGTGATGATCGCGAATCTCGCCAAACGGCCACTCGCAGACCCTTGGGCACTCGAAACGACCACCGCACCTGAGCCGGGGACCAATTCCGTCGCAGAATCGACCATGGATCATGCGCGGAACGTGATGCAGCGGCCCCAACTGGCCGAGCGGTCGAAGCTATTCTTCTTCCACCGCGAGGCATCGGCCGGCCACGACATCATGACCGACAGCGGGTTGCGCGCGGCGGTGGTCGAGGCCTCCGGTCCGTACATCGAAAAATGGACCGATGTCGACCGAATCATGAGCATGTTCTACCAACCCGACGCCGATCGGGCCTATCTGGAGCGCGTGTACCTCAATCGGCCCGTCCAGGCCGCCCTCAGAGCCTTCGACGTCGAACGCTGGAAAGAATTAGTCAAGCGGAACCTCGTGATCCCCGACGGCGATACGATCGCGCTCGGCTTCGACGGCGGGCGCTTCGACGACGGGACCGGCCTCGTCGGGACCCATTGCGTCACGGGCTACCAGTGGAAGCTCGGTCTCTGGGAAAAACCGCCGGATCCAGCCAAAGCGGAGGGCTGGGAGGTCGATGTCGACGCGGTCGACGCGATGGTGAGCGATGCCTTCGCGCGATGGAATGTCATCCGCATGTACTGCGACCCGCCCAAGTGGGAGACGCTCGTCTCGGCCTGGATCGGCCGCTACAGCAAGAAACACGTCTTCGAGTGGTGGACGAACCGGCGCCGGCCCATGGCCTACGCGATTCGCTCCTACCGCCAGGCGATCGCCGCCGGCGAGTTGACGCACGAGGACGATGCGGCCTTTGAGCACCACATCGGCAACAGTTGCCGCCTGCACACGGGGCTCGTCGATGAGGAGGAGAAGCCGCTCTGGATCCTCCGCAAAGAGCGGCCCGACAGCCCGAACAAGATCGACCTCGCGATGGCCGGTGTGCTGTCGTGGGAAGCGAAAAACGACGCCGTCGCCGGGGGCGCCGTGAATAGGGGACGTTGGAAGGTCATTCCCAAATCCACTTAGGAGACAAAATGACGGAGACTGCCACCAAGCCGTTCAAGCTGAGCGACTACATCAAGGACGGCTACCTCGCGAAGGCCATCCGCAACGAGTTCAAGGGGCTCGACTCGAAGCAGCTTCCCCTCGCGCAGGATGCGGTGCGCGAGACCGCCGAGGGCGGCATCGCGGGGACGTTCGACGAGCTGCTGCTCGAGTATCGGCGATCAATCCGGCGCGCGCTGCATCCCGATCGCAAGCTCGTTAAGAACCCCCAGATCGACCGGAAGGTCATCAAAAACACGCAATTGGCCGCTCGACTCGACCGCGAGCTCGATGATGTGACGGCTGATGAGTTGTCCCGCGCCAATGCCGCGGTGCGGCAGATCATTGAGGATGCGCGCAGCGTGCAAGTTCTCGATAAGCCGAATGGGGGCGGCAAGCCGGGACCGGGCGATGAGCGGTTCGTCATACATGAGCCGACCGACATCTGCCGGGAGCGCAAGGAGCATTCGACCATCCCCGGTGGCGACAAGGCGGGCTGTGGCTATTTCCGGTCACCCGAAGCCTGGCAAGAAGCGCTGATCCAGGCGGTTCGTGACGCGATCCTCGGGTGAACCTCGACCTGGGGCTCTCTAAGCGGCTCAACCGGCTGGCGCTGGCGCTAGCGCCGCCGGCGCTGCGCCGAAACGGAGGCAACGGTGAGCAGAAGGCGCTCACGCGGATGCGCCATCCGTCCGGCGTCAGTTGGTCGTTTTTCCCATTTACGGATGCGCTCACCGCGCGCGCCAGCGATTTCAACTATGCCGCGGTCGTTGGCGACGGTCTCGACTCGTCGGTGGTCTCGCCGGCGCTGTGTTGGGTCATGCGCACCTTCCCCGAGGCCCCAGCGATCGTCCAAAAACTCGAGGAGGAGCAGTGGCGGAATCAACGCAAACACGCGCTGACGAAGCTGATCGCGCGCCCCAATCCGTTCTACGATGGGCGCATTCTCTGGATGGCGACCTGTCTCGACTTCCTGTTCGGAGAAGCATTCTGGCTGAAGATCCGTAACCCGATCGGCGAGGTGATTCAGCTCTGGTGGGCCCCGCGCGCACTGATTACCCCGCGTGCGCCGGCCGATGGATCGGAATTTATCAGCCATTACGACTACCAGGTCGGCTCGGCCGTGCCCCAACGGCTCGAGCCGCGCGACGTCGTGCATTTCCGCTTCGGGATGGATCCGCGGAACATTCGCCGCGGCTTCTCGCAGCTCGCCGCGGTGATGCGCGAGGTCTATACCGACGAGCAAGCCTGCGCCTTCACGGCCTCGATTCTCCGGAATTTGGGCGTGATCGGCGTGA